ACCCCCTGCCACTCCTTAAAATGATAGCCCGTATTCGGTGTGGCGCTCAGGGAAATGTTCGTACCTGCCGCAGCGGCGGCGAGGTCTGCAGAAGCAGTACCGTTGCCGTCCGTCGTTACGGTGACAGCATACGTTTCCGCTTGTCGCGCTACCAAGGCAAGCTGCCGTGCAGAGAGGTTCCCGGCGCTGTCCTGCGCGCGGATATACAGGGCATCACCGGTTTCCCCTTCTGCCAGCGTTCCTTGCACCGTAAAGCTGCCGTCACCTGCGGCATAAACGCTTTCGTTATTTTCCCCGCAAAGGATTTTGCTGCCGGCATCCGCCGTGCCGGTGATTTGATAACTACCTGCCGCCCTGTCCGCGTAGAAAACCGGGGCGGAAAGGGTCAGCACAGGGGCGGTGGTGTCCCTGCTTACCAGCAGGAACACGCCGGTCACGTCCTTGCCCTTCACGCCGTTTACGCGGAGCATCAGCGTGCCGGTAAAATCAGGGATGGCAAAGGAGTTCGACCCGTCCGGTGTGAGGGCCACATCGGTATCCATGCGTGTGACCGTAATGCTGTCGGCTTCCGCGCAGGTCACGGTAAGGGTGTTGCTGCTGCCGCCCACATAGGCATGGTACACGCCGTTTTCGTCCGGCGTGCAGTCCTTACCGTTCACGGAAAGGGCAAGGTTCAGCGGCGTGTATTCCGGCAGGAAAACGCCGGAGGATTCGGTTTCTGCGCTGTAATACTTTGCGCCGTCCTCTGTCTGCGTGTAGGCGCTTACACCGACCTTGTAGGTTTCGTTCGCAGACAGATTTTTGGATTCCGCCGTTTCCTCGCCGCCCACGGTCAGCGCCATGTCGATGGAAGTGGTTTTATTGTCAAGGTCGTAACCAAAGCCGGTATCGACCCAGCCACCGTTCTGTTGCTGATAAATCGTCACGCGGTAGCCGTCGGCGTTATCCACCTGCTGCCATCCGGCGCGCATGACCTCGTTGCCGGCAGCCTCTAAATGAACGGTCGCAGGAGATTCCGGTTGTTTGGTGTTCGTATACGAGATTTTGCTGTTGAATTGGTTGCTGTCGATAGCAGCAAGCGCTTTTTCCATCTCGCCGTCACCATCAAGATCTGTCTCCTTTTCTGTCATCAGGAAGGAGGTTACATAGTATTCGCCCGTAGGTGCCAGTGTGCCGCTTTCAGGAATGTTGACAGCAATATTTTCGGGATCCGCCACTATCTGCTCCTCGACCAGATAGTCCGCGCCGCCCTCGGCATTGGCAAGATACGTGCGCAGCACATACTCTGTGCCTGTCTCCGCGTATTTGATTTTGCCCGACAGCTGATTATCATTCAAATTCAAGACAAGACTTTCGAACGGGGTGATGGCAACACCGCAGGATTTGTCCGTCACAAGCGTAAGCGAGTTTGTGTTGACCTCGTAGGTGCCACCCTCCGACAGCCGCAGCATCGCCATACGATATTCCTGTTCGTCATTCTTGTTCTTGAGGATGTCGGTGTCGGCGTTGATGGCAGAGTTTGGATCCCTTTGGCCGCCATCGTCCACCCAGTTGATTGCAATATCTTGGTTATTCTTTTTAATTGTTAAAGCATCCTTGATCTGCTGCTCGGTTACGGTGTTCTCAAATGCCAACAGGATATACGGTGTCTCGCCCGGGTTAGCGTTCACCTCAATGATTTGCGTGTTTGTACCACCGTTTTCCGCAGCATATGGATCTGCCGCAAGCAGCATGGGAACTGCCTCGCCGCTGTCTTCTGCAGCCACGGCCTGCACCAGCGGATCAACGCCCTTTGTTGACCAGTCCCATTCGGGCAGCTTGCCGAGCCACTTGGTTTCAATGTCCCAGCCGCCGCCTTTGCGGAAATCGGTTTGCACAATTTGCGGCACAAGCACCCACACGCGCGCGTCGAAGACTCCTGCATTCACACCTGTCATCGCGCCGAGGTAGACATCGACATTCTTAAACGCCTGCTTCATGCCCTCGCTGACGTTTGTGTTTGTGACGGGGAAGGTCGTCTGCCCGCCCACGATCAGATTGATGTCTGTGCTGGGAAGGCTAAGACCGCTGAGGAACGGGATGCCAAGGCTGCTCGGAATCTGCAGTCTGCCCTTGACAATACCGTTGGCGCCGATGCCGAGATACACGGTGTCCTTGTTTTGGTTTGCACCGCCGAACGCGCCCAGCTTGATTGCGGTGTTTATGTAAAAGATGTCCAGCGTCTTGCTTGGCAGATTGATGGCAAGTTCCTCCGAACCGCCGAAGTAGGTGCCCTTGTAGGTAACTCCTTTATAAGTACGTTCCTGCCCGTTGAGTTGGAGAGAATAGCCGAAGCTGTCGATGAACTGCGCATTCTTCCCCAGCCCGACGATGCCGACATCCGTTGCCTTGAGGGAAATTTCACTGGGGCCCAGAACGACGTTGCCTGTACCCTCAATCAGATGCATATAGGTACCCGCCAGCGCACCCCGCAGCTTGATGGGCGGGATGGCGAAGTAGTCGCCGTTCACGGTTTTTGCCAGATCCTTAAAACCCGCGCCGCCGCCGTTAAGCTGCCCGACGGGAACAGGCGGCACAAGGGGGATGCCAGGGCTGGACTTGACAAAGAACCACAGCTCGTCGGGAATGAGTGAGCCGTCCTTTTTGCTGCGTTCCAGCGCCAAAGATGCTTCCGTTTCAAACAGGTCGAAGGCGTTTAGCTCCAGCTCAAAGGCATAGCGCTCCTCACCCTTGAAGGTGTTTACCTCGCCGCTGATGCTGGCAAGCTCCAGCGCCATCAGCTTTGCGGTGTCAAAGCTGCCTGTTGCCTTTACGCCGTTGACCTTGAACTCATTTTTGGTATTCAAGCCGTAGCCAAGCTTTTCCATCGAGAACTCGGCACCGTTGAAGATGGTTCGGAAACCGATGTCGCCGCTGAACACAAGGTTTCCTGCCGCGTCGGCTTTCGCGTTTTCCAGTTTCACCGCGGCATAAGGAATGTCCACAAAGACGATGGCATCGTTCTTTTCGGGATCGATTTGGAACGCAAAGCCGTCCTTTGTAAGCGAGATTTGCAAGTCTTTTTCTGCGCCGTTTTTCGGCTGGTAGAACTTAAAGCTCGGTGCGTTCAGGCTTACGCCGCTGTGTTCGATCGTGCCGTCCTTTTTTATGACCAGCTTTCCGCTGCTCTTATTCCATGTCGCCGTAACGGAGGGCGATAGCATCGCCGCGCCGCCGGTAAAGGTGAATTCCGTTCCATTCTTGCTCTCATAATCGCCGCTGATAAGCGCAACAGGATCTCCGTACTGCTTTTTCAGCTTTTCCAGCGCGGCATTGTCCGCCACATACTCCACCGTCACACCGCCGTTTACGGCGAATGCGGCTAGCCGCTTGGCGTTGATGGCAGTATTCACCGCATCTGGCCGGGAGGGGACATTCTCCGTGCCCGCCTTGATCAGATCATGAAAGCCCCAAAGGAAGTGGGAGTACTCCTCCGAGCCGTTGGGTTCTTCAAACGTGAAGCCGGTATAGCTGTCACACTGCACCCAAGTATTCAGCGGCTTATCGCCCGGTGTTACGCTGACGGTTTGCGCCAGGGCGACACGAATCGGCTTGCCGCTGACGGAGGTGATATCCTTTTCATAGTAATCCGACAGCCCCACGAAGGGATTTGCCCAAGGGTAGCCGTCCGTGTAGACTTCGGTGGTGTAAACACCGTCCACATCGCCCCACTCGGAATACCCCTTGGGAACGGTTTTTGTACTTAAATCCTCCACTGACGCGGTGAATACCGAGTTTTCGGTGGTGATTTGCGGGTTCTCCCCTTCCGGCACGGTGGTACGGCTCATTTTAATAGCAGGGCCGCCCGGCTTTTCCAGCGTGGAGGTATGTCCCGTGGCGGTAAAGCAGTTGAACGAATAGCCCCATTTGAAATTGAAGTCACGATTCCAGTCCTGGGGCATACTGTCCTCGTCGATGCAAATCTCGCTGACCGACGCCAGCACACCCCATGTGTCGGAGGATGCCCCGTTCTCCTTGAGTTGGACAAGCTCATAGTAGACCGTCGCCTTTGCTTTGATCAGGCTAAGGGAGGTCAGCAGAGAATATTCCACCTTGATGGCATTTGTGCTGCCGTTCGGCGTTTTGGTCACAAATTCTGCTTTTATCGGCTCAGTCACCACGCCCTCTGTCTTTTCCTGGCCTTGCTCATAGGTGATGAAGGTGCAGCGCGGCGTCTGCCCGATCAGTATGCTTTCCTCATCGGGCTTTGCAGCGGGCACAACCGTGAGGTAGGCATAAGTACCCCATAATTTGCGAAACGTCATATAGATGTACTCGTTTTGCAGGGAAAGCGAGCCGTCCTCCAGTGTGACGGTTTTTACCGCCCCTTCGGACGGAAAAATGTCCCCCGCAAAAGCCGATACCTGCAAGGGCAGTGTGCCCAGCAGCAGGCATAGGCTCAAAAGCAGGGATAGAAATTTTTTCATGTTGCGTCCTCCTCGTGTTTTCTTTTTTGCTTTTCCCGTTCATGCAGCCGCATACAAACGACCGTCAGCACAACGGCCGCTGTGAACGCCGCAACGCCCACCAGCACATAGCCGCCCGCGTCCTCCCGCAGCAGCATCGCACCAAAGCCGCCCCAGGCAGCGGTCTGCCCCTGCCCGACGACCCTGTCCGCTGTCTGCATCAGCGCCGCAAACAGCAGCATACACACAGCACTCAGCCTGCCGATGCCGCGTTTCTGCCTTCGTCGGGTGTTTTTGCGTATCTGCCTTTTGACAAGCTCGACCCGTCTTGCGGTATCATACATATCGGGGAAGCCTCCTTTCCGGTATTGCCTAAGCGTGAAAAGTCCTTTCACCTATATAGGTACAAAAATTCGGGAAAACTCTCACCCAAAATGCAAAAATTTACAAAAAAATTAAGAGCCGCCCAAAGGCGGCTCCTAAGAAGCGGATATTCGGTTATTCCTTCCGTGACATGCGAATTGCAGACAGCTTTCCCGCCGTTACCAGCAGCACCGGCAGGGCGTAGGCGATGTACTGCGCTGCACCGCCGTAGGCAATCAGCAGGTTGTAGATGGCGTGCAGGGTGATCGCCGCGCCCAGCAGCCCGCAGGTGCCGGCCACCTTCAGCCACGTCCGCCGCCATGTGTAGGCAAGCCCGCCGCCCACGATCAGGCCGCAGAGGACGTGCATGGCTCCCGTGCCGAAGCCACGGAAGAAGATAAAGGAGAAGCGGTCTGCGCCGTTCTGGATGAGATAGCACACATTTTCAAAGGTAGCGAAGGCGAGGGCAACCGTGATGGCGGCGGGCTTGATTTTCTCGTCCTCCGGCTCAAATACCAGCAGGTAGAATGCCAGCGGCAGCAGCTTCATGATTTCCTCCACCACCGGCG